CCTTACATGACCCAAATTCCTTCCCCTGTTCAAGATGAAATTATGCTCGCCTTTCCGCACCTGTTTCCTGGTTATATCACTGTTCCTCGCCGCCAACATGATGTTCTTGTATCATGTCCAGCACACCTCGACGCCCCTACCCCCGGACTTTTTAAAGTACTATCTCACGCGTCTTGGATTGTGCCTGCTGATTATGTTTGTGTGGCGGGTGGTAAAACCTTTTCTGCAACGGTGCCGGTCAGATGTGTCCCAGACTTTAGTATCATTCAGAACGACCTTGCTATCTTTAGGCAGGCGTTCGGTGAGCCTGAATCTCAGATCACAATTTCAGAAGCACTTCAACATCCAACAACGACAACAACCCAAACGACACAGTCACCGCAAAGCAGCGGAACTCAGAACATCTGTCAATCTGTCCATACAGGACTTTATTCATCAACGGGGTCGAGAGCCATTCTCGATCTCAATGTCGCCCCGCGATCTGCAGGGCGAGAGGCTCTACTACGTACCCAAGGACTTGCTTCAAGCGGCGAGTTTTCTGAGCCCGACCTCGATGAATATCCTGACGATGATTGACGTCGACTATTACGTCGACATGGACTATTGGCTTGCCCTTGGTTTGCCAATCCTGCTATACACATTTGTTCCTAAGACAGCAGGTGGTCCTGTTCCTGATGGTGAGTTCTACATCATTGATGACGTGGTGCACTACCGGATTAACGGCGGTGGGCTCTACGTCTCACAGTTGTGGGACTATTCGGTCGAAATATTAACAGTCCGTACCTGGACTGGGACATACACGTATAGTGTTGAGCAATATGAACTCGAAGACGATCCAAGTCGTCGAGTGGTCCTCCTCAGCCCAGAAGTGTTTGTCTATTTTCCATTCGACAGGTTAAGTTCTCATGTTCCTCTTGCCCGACGCCGTCTCACCTATGATGGCGTCAACATCACTCGCACTGGTGGTGAAGTACCTATGCTCTCCGTAGCTGCGTCAGGGGCAGCGCGGAGTATCACCATCAAGGAAGACCTCTTCTCAGCAATCAAGATACGACACATAGAATCAAAGTGGAAACAGATATCCGACATCGAACGGTACCTCTCAGCAGAGTCCGTCCCAAATCCCCATATCTTAGCTGCTAACTTATTTCCACTCCTCAAGATTCTTACTGATAATGAGCCGCAAACCGTAACACCAGCGCCTACGCTTGGAATGCGACCCCCAGTTTATCAGACATTGCTGCCGCTAGTGACTGAAGATGGCAAGGATGTTGGCCGGGTGATTGCCCCCCCAGCAATAATGACCGCAGTGACACCTGTGCGGTCCCTCAACAACGATACCTCGTGCGTCAAAGGCCGAGTCGTTGACGTTCGCAACAATAAGGTGCCCCCTCCAAGATTCAAAGCTTATGCGCGTGAATACTTGTCCCTTCTCGTTCCCATACGAGGGAAGGGCTGCCCTATGGATATTGACTATATCTGGGATCGGCAAGGCCGACCCACCCAACGAATGCGCTCAGAGCAAACACGATTTTACCTCTGGCTCCATAGATTCGTGGTCAATTCATTCCAGAAAGCAGAGCCCTACGCAAAGATCACTTATCCCAGAAACATTTCGACCACACCAACAGATCATACATTGCGCTTCTCCTGCTACACCTACGCCTTTAAGGAGGCGGTCTTGAAGAAGTGTCGTTGGTATGCCCCGTGCCACACACCCCGTGAACTCACGAGCGCCATTATGGACTTTTGCAGCAAGCGAGAGTCTGTCACCCTCGGAGACTTCGGCAAGTTTGATGGCACGATCAGCGAATGGTTGGAGGAGAACATTGACGATCCCGCGTATCTCATGTTCTTCTCAAATATGTGGATGGATGAGTTGAGTCGACTGCTAGCACAAGAGCACAACGCGCCAGCACATACGTCTGAAGGTGTGCATTACAACACGGGTTCTAGCCGTGTGACAGGAAGCCCGCGGACCACTGATGGAAATACCAAAATCAGTGGTTTTGTTGACTACGCAGCTGGCCGAGAGATGGGCATGCATGTTCTCCAAGCCTGGGACTCAATGGGTCTCAACTTCGGAGATGACAGCCTTACCGGCCGGGATCCTGCGATCTATACCGCCACAGCCGCCCACTTGGGGCTCGTCGTCAAAGACGCGCAACGGGTGCATCGCGGAGGCGCCG